GATTCATTAGGATATGATTATATTTATTATAATGAATTGCCAAAGAAACGTTTTGGAGATATCCACGTCCATCATGGAATTTCAATTTCAGCAACAGGGTCGGTTAGAAAAGACATGGAAGATCTACAAGTATCTTTAATTAGAGGACATTCTCATAGGATTGCATCTCATTTAGTTACTTATGAATTAAGAAATAAAGGCAAGGGGGAAACTTTGCGTGGATATGAGATTGGTCATATGTGCGATGAAAAGGGTCCAGGAATGAAATATACTCAGCATCATGACTGGCAAAAGGGATTTGCAATAGCGCATATTGAAAATGGAAAGTATCCACACGTTAACATGATACACGTATCACCAGAATATACTTGTGTAGTAGACGGGAAATTGTTTACTTTATAATGAAATGTCAAAAGTGTAGAGGTAGAGTTTTTGTAGATAGAGTTTTTTCTCAAAAACTACATGTTGAATTGTTCTGCATGCAGTGCGGGAAAAGGTGGATGATTAGTAAAGAAACGAGTGCGTTCGGAAAATGGCTAGAAAAAATGGATCAAAAGCACGCAAAAAATTTCTCTATTTCTTCTTAAATAACAAATTACATAAAGTAATTAGGTTATCTAGACCTAGGGACGAAGTAGTCGCCTGGTGCTATGCTGAGAAAAAAAGAATGATGTATAGCTATTCCGAAGTTTTAAAAAAAATGGAAAACGCATATACGATAAAAGATGTAGGCTTAATTCTTGGAAGACATAAAGTTACAATTGAAGAGTATATCTTGCAAGGAAAAATAAAGAAACCTCAAAAGGTATATCCGATAAGTAATCCAGATAGCTTGTGGTATAAGTTTATGTTTAGTGAGTCTGACATACTTGACTTACATGCGTATATCCTAGAAGCTGGATATGTAAAAAATATACCTAGCAGGTCAGAATTAAGGGCACTTCTCAAAAACAATATTATATTGTATACTAAAACTGAATCTGGATTTGTTCCAGTGTGGAAGGCGGACTAGTGGAAAAAAGAAGAGTTGTTACTTGTGATATTTGCAATAAAGATATAGAGGTTCGCTGGGGAATGTTTGCTAATGAAACTTTAAATAGACACAAGAAGGCGGAGCATAAATGACAACAGTAGTTAAGGTTGATCTATCCTTTACTAGAAACCTAGGAAATTTTGAAAGCATTAAAATTGGAATAGGCGTAGAAGACAATGTGCGTGATGGAGAAAATGTAGATACTGCCACTGAGCGTGTTTATAAATTTGTCGAAGAAAAGCTTATTGAAAAAACTCAAGAAATAGAGAAAGAATTAAAAAATGGAAAATGATCTAGCCATTTCCCAGGCTGAAAAAAATAAACAGCCCTACATAATGCTATGGAAATACGAAAAGCTTTACGAGGAAAAGTACGGCAAAAAACCAGTGTTGAATAAATTTAGAGATAAGATGGCTATGAAGGACGTTATTGAAAGCGTTGGCTTTGATAGAGGAATGACCCTTTTGGAATATTATTTTAAACTAATAAAGCATGGACATCCTTTAATATTTTTCTTATATAATTTTGACAAAATTGATTCTGCACAAAAAGAATTAGAAAAAGATAAGGCAAAAAGAAAAATTTTAAGAGAACAAACTAAAAAGCTAGTAGAGGAAGTAGACGAATGAATACCGAAGCAACACTAATATCCGCAGTGTGTCAAAATAAAGACATTAGCACCCTGCTTGCAGATAACGTAGATGATCTTTTTACGTCACATAGGGATATTTGGGAGGGCTTAAAGTCTTACTATTATAAGTTTAAGGCTGTGCCAGAGGCTAGTGTTCTTCAGGAAAAGTTTCATGACTTCGACCCAGACATTAATGTAAAGGCTGAAACTGGATACTACCTAGATAAATTAAAAAATGAATACTTGTCTTCACAATTAAAAAACATACTTCTTCAATCTGGATCTGCTTTAAAGCAAGATGCTGCCTCAAGAGTACTTGCAGATATGCAAAGCAAATTGGCAAACCTTTCAAGGTTTACAAATAATGTAAGAGACTTAGACGTTATAGATTTAGACTCTGCAACAAGGCACTTCTCTTCAGTAAAAGACAGAGCTTCCGTAATGGGAGGAAGCCCAGGAATATTAACTGGATTCAAAGCAATAGATGCTGCATACCCAACTGGTATGGCACCAGGACATTTAATTGTTGCTATTGGTTGGCCAGGAAAAGGAAAGACATGGTTTACTTCTTATCTTGCATGTAAAGCCTGGGAGCAAGGATTTAAGCCGATGATTGTTTCTTTGGAAATGTCTCCAGAAAATATGCGTGATCGTATTTATACAATGCTTGGGTCTGGATTATTTAAAGCTAGCGATCTTTCTCGAGGAGATATTAATATTGATGATTTTAAATCTTGGGGTACTAAAAGATTTGAAGGAAAGAATAGTTTTGTTTTAGTTTCTAATGAAGGAAATACAGAAGTAACTCCAGCGACTGTTCAAGGAAAGATAGATCAACATAAGCCAGATTTAGTTATTTTAGACTATCATCAATTGTTTAATGATAATAAGAGAAGTCATTCTGAGGTAGAAAGAAACAGAAATATTTCTAGAGAGTTTAAGTTGCTTGCGGTTTCAAATAACATTCCAGTTATAGATATTACAGCTGCAACAGCCGATGACGTATCCGATCAAGATGATCCGCCAATGATGAGCCAAGTAGCTTGGTCTAAAGCGATAGAATATGATGCTGATATGGCAATGGCTATTCACAAGCATCCTGGAACAAACTTGATTGAAGTTGTTTCTAGAAAGAATAGACACGGACACGAGTTTGCTTTCCACTTAGACTGGGATATCAATAGAGGAATAATTAAAGAATTATATGATTATGCACCAGCACAAAACAATTAAAAAATTTCAAATTGAAGTTTTTTTCAAAGAAGATTCTGATATGATTCGTATAAAAAATCAATACGAAAATATTTTGACTCATGATATGAGATCAAAAGGATATGCCAGGGTACTTGACATAGACACAGCATTTTCGGTAGAATTTACAGGTGAAACATGGAAGTTCTTAATGACCTTACATGGCATATATGTAGGAAGGAGGAAAGCATGGGAATCGTCAGGGATAACACAAGGAAAAGTAATTCCACGCAGTATGCACCAAACCATATAAAGTCTGTTGTTAAAGAAATTGGACTAAGGGTAATTAGTGAGTCTAATCACAATTTAGTTTTGTATTGTCCATTTCATAACAATACTCATACGCCTTGCTTTTATATTAGTGAAGAAAATGGAGCATGGATATGCTTCAACCCAGCATGTGCGGAATCTGGAAACATTATTCAATTAGTTAAAAGAATTTGTAATAAAAATGATTTTGAAGCTATACGATTGGTTTCAAACAAAGAGAGCGAGTCTTTAGATAATTTTGACATTCTTTTAAGCCAAGCCTTAGAAGATAAGCCAGAGTTTGTTGAGTTTAATTCCAAAACATTAGATGATCTTTATTTAGGACTAACTCTTAGCAAAGAAGCAAGAGATTATTTTGAGACAAGAGGGATAAATTCAGAGTCTATGAATTACTTTAGACTAGGTTATTCTGAACATCAAAATATGGTAGTTGTTCCAGTACACAGCCCAGACGGACTTCCAGTAGGAATAGTTGGAAGATCTATAGTTGAGAAAAAATTTAAAAATAGTACCAACCTTCCCAAGAATCAAACATTGTTTAATATACACAGGGCAAAGAAAATTGGTAGCCACGTAATCATTGTTGAATCTAGTTTTGATGCTATCAGGGTACATCAGGCTGGATTCCCAAATGTTGTTGCCACTCTAGGGGGGCACCTATCAAGCAACAATCTTAATTTGTTAAATAGATACTTTACAAAAATTACTATAATGACAGACGCAGATTCAGCTGGCAGAGAACTTGGATTATCTATTTCTTCTAGTTTAAGAAATAAAGATATTCTTTGGGCTTCTTGTGAATATGGTAAAGTTTATCAAAATAATGCGAAAGACGCAGGAGATTTATCAGAAAAAGAAATTAAGGAATGCATAATAAATTCAGTGTCCGATGTGGAATACAAATCCTGGACATTATGATACAATGGTAAAACAGATGGATCTATACCATCAACTACAAAAGGAGAAGAAATGAGCATAGTAAAAGGTCTAAAAGACCTAAATAAAGCACTAGACAAGCCTGCATATTCAGGCGGAGAAGAAAATAAAGGTCGTTGGTTAAAAATTGAAGATGGAGAAAGCGTTAAGATTAGATTTCTTCAAGAGTTGGATGCAGATTCACCCAACTACAATGACAAACTCGGATGTGGATTTATTGCCTTAGAGCATACCAATCCAAAAGATTATCGAAGAAAAGCTCTAGACACCATGGAGTCAGAAGGACGCGACTGGGCGCAAGAACAGCATCGCAAAGATCCAAAGGCTGGATGGAAAGCTAGAACCCGTATTTATATCAATGTATTAGTTGATGACGGAAAGAATGATCCATATGTTGCAATATTGTCTCAGGGAACAAGTGGAAAAACAATTACTCCTACATTAATCGAATACGCTGGTGAAATGGGAAGTATTACAAATTTAAATTGGCGAATTAAAAGAAACGGTAGCAAGACAGACACAAGCTACACAATTATTCCTTTGGCCAAAGATGAAGCACCTTTTGATTTTTCAAAATTAGAATTATTTGATCTTGAAAAAACTGCTGTAAGGAATGTTCCATACGCAGAACAAGAGTCTTTCTACATGGGAGAGTCCTCACAAGAGCTAGCAGTTGCCTCAACTGGTAGCGTAGAGTGGTAAATTAAATATGCTAGGGGTGGCTCTTGCCACCCCTAGTTTTATTTAGTAAAATATAATTATGACTACATACGATATACCAGATCCATTTCAAGAATTTGTGTATAATAAATATAAAAATTATGTAGGAGCAGTGTACAACTTTTTTGCCAGAGAGTGGCATGTAAAGTGTGGCTGCTGCAAGAAAGATATATACGCACCAACTAAAAAAACATTAACTAGTACCAGGCTGTATCACACCAGAAACGAATGTCAAGGCGGTTATTAATGAGTTTTACACATCTACACGTTCATTCATATTATTCTTTAATGGACGGGCTTAATTCTCCAAAAGAGTTATGCCAAGCAGCAATAGACGCTGGCCAAACATCTATAGCAATTACAGATCATGGAACATTGTCATCCCACAGAGAAATGCAAATTGCTGCAAAAGAATTAGGTATTAAGCCAATTCTTGGAGTAGAGGCTTACATATCCCCAACAGATAGATTTGATAGATCGTCTGCGACAGACAAAAGCATACAAGCGTACAACCACATTATACTGCTGGCTAAAAATAAAAACGGATTAAAGAATATTAACTCATTACAAGAGATAGCTTGGAATGAAGGGTTTTACCATAAGCCTAGAATTGATATGGAGATGCTAAAAGAATATGCAAAAGATATTATTGTTCTTTCTGGATGCCTTAATGGACTTATTAGTAAGTGCATTGAAAAAGAAGAGTTTGAGGAAGCGGAAAATATGCTTAAAGATTTTAAGAAAACTTTTGGCGAAGATTTTTACATTGAAGTACAATCTCACAATCCAAAAGAAATAAATAGCAAGTTGCTAGAATTAGCAGACAAGCTAGGAATTAAGCCAGTAGCTACTGGAGATGCCCATTACGCAAAAGGCGAAGATAAGACTTTAGAAGAAGCAATGCTTATTCTATCTACATCTCCTAAATCAGATAAAGAATCAGACTTTGAGGTTTCGAGGGGAATGGGAGATGTCCTAGACAGACTTAATTACCTATATCCAGACAGAAGAATATCATTCCAAGACTATAATTTATTTATTCAGACTAGAGAAGAAATTGAATCCGACTTTAACAAATGTGACATTAAACGAGTAGACATTTATGAAAATACTATGGAGATAGCGGAAAAAATTGGAGAATACGATTTTAACAGGGGTCTAGACCTACTCCCTATCCCGAAGACCAATGCCGACCAAAAGCTGTCTGATATGGCCTTTGAGGGCTTAGAAAGGCTACGCCTAAGAGAGAGCTGGCTAGGAAATGACGTATATGACCAAAGGCTTATAGAAGAGCTTGAGATTATTAAGGATAAAAATTTTGCCTCTTATTTCTTAGTTGTCGCAGATATGATTAATTGGGCTAAAGAAAATGAAATAATGGTTGGACCAGGACGTGGTTCAGCAGCAGGATCATTAGTTTGCTATGCCTTGGGAATTACAGATGTAGACCCAATTGAATACGACCTTTTGTTTTTTAGATTTATTAACCCAGACCGTAACGATTTTCCAGATATTGATACTGATTTTGAAGATCGTCGACGCAAAGAAGTAAAAGATTATCTTAAAAAGAAATTTAAACACGTTGCGTCAATATCAACTTTTACTTATTTTAAAGACAAGGGAGTTGTAAGGGATGCTGCTCGTGTATTTATGGTTCCCCTGTCTGATGTAAACAGGGCAATGAAACAAGTTGATACATTTGAAGACTTTATGGATTCTCCTAACACAAAAGAATTTAGAATGAAGTACCCAGAAGTTTTATGGCTTGCAGAAAAGTTACGTGGAAAAATTAGAAGTGTTGGTGTTCACGCTGCTGGAGTAGTTGTGGCAAAAGAAGATTTAAGAAATTTTGCGCCCATAGAGTCTAGAGAAGATCCTCAAGATAAAGTTTCAGGAAGAATACCAGTAGTTGCATATGACATGGACACAGTTGCTGATATTGGATTAATTAAAGTAGATGCTCTTGGTCTAAAAACTCTTTCTGTTATTTCTGATACTATTAAAGCAATTAAGGAAAGATCTGGCAAGGAAATTAATTTGTCTCAATTAGATTTTAAAGACCCAAAGGTTTATAAAAATTTAAGCGAAGGTTATACTAAGGGAGTGTTTCAAGCAGAAGCAGTACCTTACACAAACTTGTTAATAAAAATGGGAGTAGATAAATTTGAAGACTTGGCTGCCTCTAACGCTTTAGTAAGACCAGGAGCCATGAATACCGTAGGAGTTTCTTACGTAGCAAGAAAACGTGGGCAAGAGCCTACGCAATATGTTCATGAGATAATGCGTCCTTTTACAGAAAACACATACGGAGTTATTATATATCAAGAACAGGTTATGCAAGCATGCGTCTATCTAGGCGGAATGTCTTGGTCAGAAGCTGACAAAATTAGAAAGGTTATTGGTAAAAAAAGAGATGCAACAGAACTTGACGAATTCAAAGATAAATTTATTAATGGGGCTTCAAAACACATTTCTCAGAAAAAGGCCCAGTCCCTTTGGAGTGATTTCGAGGCTCATGCTGGCTACTCTTTTAATCGTTCTCATGCTGTCTCTTATTCCATGCTTACTTATTATACGGCTTGGCTTAAAACTTATTACCCTCTTGAGTTTATGTTTTCGGTTCTTAAAAACGAAAATGATAAAGATGCTAAAACTGGCTACCTTATTGAAGCAAAAAGATTAAACCTTAAGATACTTCTTCCAGACATAAATAATTCAAATGTTTATTTTTCATTAAAAGAAGATGCAATGCAATTTGGATTAGCAGATATAAAGTTTATATCTGACAGTATTGCTAACAAAATTATAGAAAGAAGGCCTTATGCCAATTATTCCGATTTCATTCAAAAAGCCTCTGAGAAAGGTAGCGGGATTAATAGTAGGGCTGTATCTGCTCTTAATGCTATTGGCGGTGCTTCTTTTGAGGACAATCCCAGAACTGGTAAGGAAAAAGAAAACTACTACGAATACCTAAGCATTCCTACCTTTACAGTAGACTTGCCACCAAGAATTAAATCACAGGCAAGACCAATTTCAGAATTTGAAGACCTAGGATCTTTCCCTTTGTTTGGAATGGTTAAGAGCATTAAGAGGGGAACAGGTTGGTCACGAATTGAAATTGTAGACGAGACTGGTACCGTAGGTTTATTCCATACAGAGCAAACTCAAATTGAAACTGGACAGATGTATTTTATACTAGTTGGAGATAATAGAATTGCAAGGTATATTAAGGTTTCTGAAATAGACCCAAATGGAACAGATCTGTTTGTCGATTATTTATATAGAAAAGAATATGACATGCAAGAAGATGAGCAAATGGTAGTTAATTTTAGTCCATACAAAACTAAAGCTGGAAAAACTATGGCGCATATTGTTATGACAGACAGGAATAAGAATTTAACTAGAGCAATTGCATTTCCAACAATGTATTCAAAAGTTTTAGGTAAAATGCGTGAAGGAATGAAAAGTAAGCCAGTTCTATCAAAACTAGATGATGGAACTTTAATGATAAAGGAGATAAAATGACAGACAGCGCCTCAGAGATATTTAAAGCAATGAGTTCTTCAAAGATACTTGTAGCAATATTAAAAACTCAAAAAGAGGTTTTAGTCCCTATTGATATATTTTTTGGATTAGGGGATGAAGAGAATTTAAAGGTAGAGTTCGATGATGTTTCAAGAAATTTTGTATTTAAGTTGTCGGAAAATTCTGGCGAAAAAAATGCTATAATGGACGAAACAAAGAAAGAATAAAAATGACAATTTTAATGGAAGAGATTTTAGCAAAGCTGGATTCAAAAACAAGAGATAGAGTTCAGTCTGCAGTAGATGTTAAAATCATAAAACAAAAAACTCCAAGCATTGGTTTAAACTTAGCACTCAACGGTGGACTTGGACATGGAAGGCAGGCCTTGGTATGGGGAAATAAGTCTTCTGGTAAATCTTCCTTTTGTTTGCAAATGATTGCTCTTGCTCAAAAAGAAGGAAAAACTTGCGCTTGGATTGACGCAGAGCATTCTTACTCTCCAGAGTGGGCAGAAAAATTAGGTGTTGACTCATCAAAACTAATATACTCACCAGCTAAAACTATTAATGACATGGTGGACGTTGCAACAAAACTTATGTCTGCAGATATAGATATTATTGTAGTTGATTCAATATCAGCTTTGTTGCCTGCAATATATTTTGAAAAAGATGGCGACGAGTTAAAAGATTTACAAGATACAAAACAGATAGGCGCAGAAGCAAAGGATATGACCCACGCAGTCAAAATGTTAAACTATGCAAACAAAAACACATTATTGGTTCTCATTTCACAGCAAAGAAACCAGTTTGGATCTATGCACGCCTCCCATATTCCAACAGGGGGAATGGCGGTCAAGTTCTTTTCTTCTACGGTCATTAAGCTTTGGTCCTCAGAAGCTGAGGCTAATGCTATCAAGGCAGGTGTTAAAGTTGGCGATAAAATTATTGAACAGAGAGTTGGAAGGCCAGTCAATTGGATTGTCGATTACAACAAACTCGGCCCCCCTAATTTATCAGGACAGTACGACTTCTATTACCAAGGAGATCATTTAGGAGTTGATGATATTGGAGAAACTTTAGACGTAGCAGAAATGTGCGGATTAGTTGAAAAAGGTGGAGCTTGGTACACAGTTAACTCAGAAAGATTGCAGGGTAGAGCTAAAGCCGTACAGTACCTAAAAGATAATCCAAAAGTTGTTGAAAAACTTAAGAAAGATATAGATGCTAAGATTTAATGACATTGAAAATGTAAAGGCATATAAGTTAATGGATGGAGTAATCCTGTACCAAAATGTTTTAAAAGATACTGAAGAGATATTGTCATTTTTTAAAGAAGCGGAGATGTATCAAGAAGATAAATATTTAATGAAAAAATTTGAGACTTGGGGTTATCATGGAATCATGACTGAAATTGACTCTACTAGTTCACATGGTTTTTCCCAAGAATATTTTGACTCAGGAGATAAAGAGCAAGTAAAACAAAAATCAGTTTTTGAAAAGCTTGAAGATGCTTATAAATTTGTTAAAAAAGATTTTATGATTAAGTATGGAAACAAAGATATTTGGCCAAGTCATTATAAAAAAGTTGACCTGTTTAACGAATGTGAAAATACAAGAATTGCGTTTTTAAAATATGATGTAAGCCTAGCCAAAAAAGCCGAATCACAAAAATTTAATTTTTCTGCTTTTCATAGCGATTTTTTTGATCAGGATATGGATACCCCTGGATATAAATTAATTTTTACCGTTATGATATATTTAAATGATGAATACGATGGTGGAGAAATTTGTTTTTGGGATGGTAAAAAAATAGTAGGATATAAGCCAATGCCTGGAGACATTGTTGTTTTTCCTTCTTGTGAGCCATTTTATCACGGAGTTTTAAATATTAACAACAGCGATAGGTATGCAATTAGAATGAACTATGTTGCAGTAACAGAGGGGTCAGAAGAATTTAAGAATGGAAACTTTGCTCCATCTCTAAATTATACTAATTATAAAGTAGGATACAAATGGACTAAAGATGGAAAAGAAACAACTACAAGCCCAGACCTAGATATTAATACTCTTGTTGATCCACCATTAATTTTAAATTTAGATCAAATGGAAAGAGTGTTAATTGATGCCAAACATTAATGAATTTTTTGATAAAAAAGAAATAGTACAGCAATCTGCTTTAGAAGAAATTATTGGCACAAAGCCTTGCCATAAATGCGAAAAAAATGCAGAAAAAGCTTTTTGGGATCCATCAACCTTTACTCTTTCTTGGACATGCCCAGACGGTCACAGTTCTCAGCACTTGGTGAACAGATAATGTCAGAAAGATCAGAAGCAAAAAGAGATGGTGCAAAGCAGCAAAAAAATAGTGGACGTGGGGATTACCAAAAAGGGGATGCTCAATGGGGCAATTTTGTGGTAGATTATAAAGAATATGAAAAAACAATTTCTGTTTCCAAAGATATGTGGGCTAAGATATGCACAGATACATTTAAGGTAAATAGAGACAAGCACCCAGTCCTTAAGCTTGTTCTGGGATCTTCTGGCAGTAAAGTAAGGCTTGCAGTAATTGAATGGTCATTGTTAGAACAACTAATAGAATCTGGAGAAGCTCATGGGATCAAATAACAAAATTCCTTTTAATCCTACTGTTATTAAAAACGGTAGAATTATTAGAATTAGAAAAGACGGAACAATAAAGGCCGATCTTGGGCCTGTCAAGTCAAATAAGAAAAAGATTAAGCATGTCTGAGGATAAAAATACTCTTGAGTTAATTAGCTCAATTACAGAATTCAATGACCTTCATGAATACATGAGCGATGAACAGCTAGACAAGGCTTTGTCAATTGTGGTAAAATTATTAATGAATCCAGATGTGCCTTCTGCTAAAGCACCATATTTAATTATAGAGCTGCAAGCAATGTCAACTAAGTTTTCAATGATGGCTTCAGTGTATTCTACTATTGCCAAAGATAAAGCTGGTTCAGTTAATAATAATAAAAAGAACATTTATTATTCAGCAAAGGAGTCTATAGACAAACTTGTAGATGCACTTAAGTATGTCGTTAGGTATAACTCATGATAAATTGGATACAGGCGGCAGTCATATTTGTACCAGCAATAATTATAATTATATTTTTTTGGGGAGATATTAAGTGAAAAAAGTATGGGCTTTGATTATCATATCAGCAACAGCAATCCTTTCAGGTTTAGCGTTATCTAAATTTTTAAAGTGGGTTGGGCAAGAAGAAGTTTTTGACTTTGACCTAAGTGATGATGTGGTAGACTAATATATGAAAACATTTTTGGCACAAGAGAAGTATCCAAAATATAAAAATATGATTAACAGCCAGACACATGTACCAGGACAAGATTTCTACCCAGTTTTAGTTAAAAATCTTTTAACTGCCGATGAGTTAAAGGACCTTCAAGACATTTATGATAATTTTCCAGCAGATAAAATTAAAGTTCAGGCTTACTCTGCTCACGCTAGTATTTATCCTACCCTTAAAAATAAAGAAGATATTATAAAAAGAGTTGAAAAGTTAGCAAGCGAGGCTGTTGGAGAAGAACTGGTAGTGCTAGATATTGAGGGGGCAAGGTATAGCAGAGAGTTTGGTTGGGAAGCAAAATTAGGTCCGCACTATGACGCAAGGCCAGTAGAAATGTATGTTTTAGATTTTCATGTTAAATCTAATGAAGATTGGAAATTAATTTTTGAATGTGATGAGTTTACCTTTGGAGACAATGAAGGATTACTGTTTAGCGGAACTGGAACAGTTCACTGGAGAGACCCCATACGAATTAGAGATGATTCAAGAATCGATTTGCTATTTTTCTGGTTGCAACACAAAAATCCTAGATCAATTTCTGATCAACATTCAAAAAATATGAAAGAAAGAGAAAAATTCTTTTTGTCAAACATTAATCCAGTCAGACCGTTATCAAAAGATCAGTGGTGGAAACCAATTAAGATATCAGAAGCTGCTGAAAAACATCCACATTATCAAAAAATAAGCGCAGAAATTTTGAATCCAGTTATTCAAAATGAAATTTATACGAACCCTATTTTTAATCAAGAAAAAGAAATGATTTATTTATCTTGTAAAATCAAAAATAATGAAATTGTCTCTGTTAATTTAGACGAAAATATGACAAAAAAGATTTCAGAAAAGATGTTGCACATATATACGGAATCTTCTATTAAATTTTTTGATAGTTATGTAATTAGATTGTCTAATATAGATGATAGTTTAAGCAAAATATTTCATAAAGAAATAGAAGACGGTCAAGATTTTGTATCTATAATGTTTCCCATGTCAGAAGATGGTGAAATAAAGCTTGATATTGATGGTAAGGAATTTGTAATTAAACATGAATATTGTGTTACATTTTCTGAAAATAACCAAAACGTAATTGTAAAAAGCATAAATGCTCCAATAGATTTACTTGTTTGCAGTTTTGAAATAAACAAAAGGGATAATCAGTAATCATGGGTAGAGATATTGTAAAGAACCTTAAATTCAAAAAACATACTGGTAAGCACTTCGATCCAGAAAAATTTGCTCAATTACTTGATGAGGCGTATCGTAATACAAAAAGAGCAGATGGAGAAATGACAAAAAAATCATTTAGTCCAAGTTCTTTAGGTTACGGTCATGGAACCTGCCCAAGATATTGGTATATGGCTTTTTCTGGTGCCATGTTTATTGATGATAACGACGCAGTTGCCGTTGCTAATATGTCACAAGGAACACAGGCACACGAAAGACTTCAAAAACTAATATCCACAATGCCTGAGTGGAAGGCGGAAGAAGAAGAGATTGTAAATGATTATCCTCCAATTAGAGGTTTTATAGATCTAATAATGGAATATGATGGCGAAACGGTCATTGGTGAAATTAAAACAGCAAAGCAAGAAGTTTGGGACGGAAGACAATCAGAGATGAAGCCAACACCCAATCACCTTCTACAGCTATTGACTTATATGAAGCTTAAAAAAGCTAAAGAAGGATTTTTTCTATATGAAAATAAAAACACTCAGGAGCTTATAGTAATTCCAATTTCCATGAATGAAAAAAATACTGAAATCATTGAAGAAACATTTTTGTGGATGTGTGAAGTTTGGGATAATTTTAAAGACGGAGATCTTCCAATGAAACCAGCAGGAGCAACAAAGTCTAAAATGCCTTGTACTTATTGCCCTGTAAAAAAAGAATGCTACTCAGGACTAATAGGCACAGTTCAAATAGAGTCCTACAAGGTTCCTAAATTATGATATGTCAAAACAAAGAATGCTCACAAGAATTTGAGCCAAAAACTCACAATCAAAAATATCATAGCGATGAATGCTGCAGGATGGCTACAAATAAAAGAATTATGGAGAAGTACTACGAAAAAAAGTCTATAAAAAATGGTCTTATTAGAAATTGCAAAAAATGCAAAACCAAGCTAAGTAGATACAACAACTCGGATATTTGTTCTGTTTGTGAAAAAAATATTATAGATCATAGCAAAAAAACAATATGGAACTTGCTAAATGAACTTAGCTAGTTTAGTAAAATCAAAAGCAAATAGAGTGCTTGGCATAGATGCTTCAACTACATCTATAGCCTTTTGTTTAATGGAAAACTCAGTTCCAATTAAATGGGGAAAAATAAATTTAGCAGGACAAGATATTTATGAAAAAATATACAATGCTAAAGTTAGAATGAATTTAATGTTAAAAGAATTAAAGAGTGATTATATTGCTGTTGAGGGGGCGATACTTGTCAGGTCACCAGATGCTGTGATAAAATTATCTTATGTTTATGGGGTTGTTATTGCTGAGCTTATGTCTACTGGCGCTAAGGTTATTACTATTAGCCCATCCTCGTGGCAGGCATTCATTGGAAACAAGAATCCAACAAAAGATGAAAAATCTATTATAAGATTAGAAAATCCTGGGTACGCAGAGTCTTGGTATAAAAACCAATTAAGAAATATGCGTAAGCAAAGAACTGTAGATTATTTTAATAATAAGTATAAGCTAGAAATTAATGATTTTGATGTAGCTGATTCTTTTGGAATTGCGTACTACGCCAATAATGTATTGACAAAAAGATAGGTTTTATCTATAATGAAACTATACCAAAGCAAAGAATGGCTATACCGAAGATACGTAGTTCAAAAAAAAAGTGTTACACAGATTGCTATTGAATGTAAAACCTCTGCTATGACCATACAGAGATATTTAACTAAGTTCGAGTTGATTAAGAGGAGATAATGCTAAAGCCAGTATTTGAAGATGTAAAAGATTTTGCATGTACCGATCTATACCTTAAATCAGTAGGGGCTCCCGCAGGAAATAAAATATGGGAAGCCTGTCATGAAATTGCCAGTATGTTAATTGAAAAAAACATATCTTATGGAAACTCAGCGTTAGAGCCTGCAAGAATATTTTCAACGGCGGATTCAAAAGAGCAATTAAAGGTCAGAATTGATGATAAATTAAATAGAGTAAGAAACAATAAAGGCTTTGCTGGGGATAATGACATAGATGATTTAATTGGATACTTAATATTATATAAAATAGCCAATTCTAATTGACATTTCAGTCAACTAAAAGTATACTTATGACATATGGAAATTGAATTATCTGATCATTTTGATCGAATGAATAAAGTAGTTGAAGAACTTTTAAAAGGAAGTAATCCTACTCAAATATCTTCATTGACTGGCTTTAAAAGAGCTGAGGTCGTTGAGTATATAGATGAGTGGAAATCTATTGTTAAAAATGACTCTACTTCAAGAGATAGAGCAAAAGAAGCTGTGTCTGGCGCAGACCAGCATTATGCAATGCTTATTAAAGAAGCTTGGAAAACTGTAGATGACGCAGACCAGCAAGGTCAATTAAACGTAAAAGCTACTGCGTTAAAGTTAATTGCCGACATAGAGACAAAAAGAATTGCAATGTTGCAACAAATTGGATTACTAGATAATCAAGAGATTGCAGATCAAATTGCAGAAACAGAAAGAAAGCAAGATGTTTTAGTTTCAATATTAAGGGATGTTGCGAAGGACTACCCAGATATAAGAAGAGAAATTATGAAAAGACTTTCGCAAATAACTGGAGTAGTTGAACCTATAGAGATAATAGAGTCCAAGAATGTCATTTGATTTTTCTGATATCATCGACATGCTTGATGGCGAAGAGTTTGATGAAAAGCCAGTATCGCTAAGAGATTTTGTAACTGATGAAAAATATCTAGGCCTGCCAGAACTTTCAGAATATCAATACACTTTAATTGAAAAAAGCTCACAGGTGTATAAAGAGTCTACTTTAATAAAACTTTTTGGAGAAGAAGAAGGACATAGAATGTTCAAGCAAACTGCCAACGAGGTAGTTGCTCAGCTAGGAAAAGGATCTGGGAAAGACTACTGCTCAACAATTGCAGTGTCATATATTGTATACCTATTGCTTTGTTTAAAAGACCCAGCTTCTTATTACGGAAAACCTCCTGGTGACTCGATAGACATTATCAATATTGCTATTAACGCCCAGCAAGCAAGCAACGTATTCTTTAAAGGGTTTAGAACTAGAATTGACAAGTCCCCATGGTTTGTTGGAAAATACTCAGAAAAAGCTTCTGAAATAAAATTCAATAAAAATATAACCGTACACTCTGGACACTCTGAGCGTGAGGCTTGGGAAGGCTATAACGTAATAGTAGTTATCCTAGATGAGATATCTGGATTTAGTGTTGAAAATACTACTGGGCATGAGCAGGCAAAAACAGGAAGCCTTATTTATGAAATGTATCGTGCTTCTGTAGACTCTAGATTTCCAGACTACGGTAAAGTAATTTTACTATCTTTTCCAAGATACAAAAATGATTATATACAGCAAAGATATGACGATGTTGTAGCAGACAAAGAAGTTGTCGTTAGATCGCATAGATTTAAATTAGATATGGATCTTCCAGAGGGTACTGCGGGTAATGAGTTTGATATAGAGTGGGAAGAAGATAATATTATTTCTTACAAGTATCCAGGAATGTACGCACTTCGAAGACCCACTTGGGACGTTAACCCTACAAGAAGCATAGAAGATTTTAAAATAGCTTTTTACAAGAATGCACCAGACGCACTTGGAAGATTTGCATGTATGCCGTCAGAAGCGATAGATGCATTTTTTAAATCAAGAGAAAAAATTGAAAAATCATTTAGTAATTTAGGATTAGCGGTAGATCAGTTTGGAAGATTTGAAGATTGGTTTGCACCAGATCCAGATAAAGAATATTTTATTCATGTTGACCTTGCTCAAAAGCACGATCATTGTGCTGTTGCAATGTCTCACGTTCAAAAATGGGTTAATATAAAAGTAACAGATACATATTCTCAGCCTGCACCAATAGTTGAAGTAGATGCCGTAAGATTTTGGACGCCAACTCCAGATAAATCAGTAGACTTTACTGAGGTTAAGGATTACATATTGTCTTTAAAAACTAAAGGATTTAAAATAAGGCTATGCACTTTTGATAGATGGAATTCACATGACATGATGCAGCAACTAAAGCAGTATGGCATAAACACAGAGTTGTTATCTGTTGCTAAAAAACATTACGATGATATGGCAATGGTGGTTCTAGAAGAAAGATTAAAAGGACCACACATTCCATTACTTATAGATGAATTGCTACAGCTAAGAATTATGAGAGACAAGGTAGACCATCCAAGAAAAGGATCAAAAGATTTAGCAGATGCTGTTTGTGGTTCAATATTTAATGCTATATCTCATACAAGGTTTGATACAAATCAAGAAATAAAAATACATAACTATGAGTCAATGAGTTATGATAATGATTTTGGAGTTACAAAAGAAGAAGAGTACGTTCAAAATATGATAAGAGCTCCCAGAATACCACAAGAGCTCAAGGAAGCAATGGATAGGATGATGATAATATGAGCATGTATCAAGAAAAAGCAAAAGAATGTATATGTTGTGGAAAGCATGTTCCGCTTCCTATTGTTCTTAAAGACTACAATGGCGTAAAGGTTTGTCCAACAACTTATTACAATATAAAAGAATATTCCCGTATCTGGACCAGCATTGGATCAAGACCCACAGGAGGTATCAGAAAGCATTTTTCGGAATATGTACAATCTTTAGTTGAAATAGAAAAAAGCAATGAATCTGTTTGAAGAAGATGACTCTGCTTTGTTTAAACACTATGTGGAAATTGGTGCAATAGATTTTGTTGGAGTAGAAAAAAATGGAGAAGCTATTTATAAAGTAAATGAAATTGCTAAAGATATTGCTCCAGAATTATGGAAAGCTCATACAGATTACATTGATGAAACATTAATTGGACTATACAAAGAAAATTTAATTTCTGTTTCTTATAACGAAAATCTAGAAGCTACTTTTAGCGCAACCCCAGAAGGCTTAAAGCGTTTAAAAAAACACTATGGAATTGTTCCAGAAAGAGATTCTAAAGATGATAATTCTTGGAGTTAATGAAACCTCTCACGATGCTTCTGTTTCCTTAATAGAAGATGGAAAAATTATTTTTGCAGGACACGCAGAAAGATATAGCAAGCAGAAGAATGATTGGTATATCAATGATAGTTTAGTTAATGATGCTTTGTCATATGGGGCACCTGATGCTATAGCTTACTACGAGAAACCCCTTCTAAAGGCCTCTAGGCTATTTTTAAAGGGTGGCGTAGGGGAGTGGAAGCCTAAATTTAACATAGAGGGTATACGAAGAAAATCATTTAGCCATCATTACTCACACGCATGTGCTGGATATTATACAAGTAGGTTTTCTGACTCAGCAATTGTAGTTCTAGATTCAATTGGTGAATACAATACTTCTACTATTTGGGTAGGAGAAGGTGAAAAAATAAAATTAAAGTTTAAGCAAAATTACCCAGTAAGTTTTGGATTGTTCTACTCAGCCTTTACTCAGCTGGTCGGACTTATGCCAAATCAAGAAGAGTATATTATGATGGGGATGGCTGCTTATGGAGATTGGACAAAGTATTATAAGCAGGTAGATAATTATTTCCCTAGATATGATAAACAAAAGTATAATTTTCACAAAGGCATTACTGACTGGGGATGGGTTTCAGAGCAAGATAAGTTTGATATTGCAGCAGCAGTTCAAGTAGTTTACGAACAAAGGCTTATAGATTTTATGAGGTACGCAAAAGATTTAACAAAAAAGAAAAATTTGGTTTTTATGGGAGGGTGTGCACTTAACTGCTCAGCAAATACTAAGTTATGGAAAATATTTAATGACGTATGGATAATGCCAAACCCAGGAGATTCTGGAAGTTCTTTGGGCGCAGCAGCAGCACTTTACGGAAAACATTTAGATTGGCAGACTCCATACCTAGGGTACGATTTAGGCGGGGAGTACCCAGTAAATAAAATAATTAAAGGTTTAGCTGACAATAAAATAGTTGCAGTTGCCTCTGGAAGAGCAGAGTTTGGCCCAAGGGCTTTGGGAAACAGAAGCATACTTGCAGACCCAAGAGATCCAGAAATAAAAAACAAAGTAAATTTAATAAAAAAAAGAGAATCATTTAGGCCCTTTGCACCAGTCGTAATGGAAGAGCATGCAAGCAAATGGTTTGATATTAATTTTAGCTCTCCTTATATGCAGTACGCCGTTAAATGTTTAAAGCCAGACATAATACCATCTGTTGTACATGCTGACGGTACTTCGAGAGTTCAAACGATTAATAAAAATCAGCACCCAGGAATGTATGAAGTACTAAAGCAATGGTTTGATTTAACTGGAGTACCAGTTTTGTTAAACACCAGCTTAAATGTTAAGGGACAGCCTTTAATTAATGATGAAAAAGACATAGAAGAATGGGAAAAGTATTATAAACATCAAATAATTTCATAATGGTATAATATAGATATGCTAATACATAAGGGAAAATGGATTAAAAAAGCTGAAGACGTTACATGCTCTATGCTTTGGAAAGAATGGGCTGCCACTTCCCCAGACGATAGACTAGTTTTAATCGCTAAAGAAAGAATTTCAAAATATACCAGAAAAGACTGGGATGCAATGATTAAAGACGCACACGAATTAAACGCATATCTGGCAGAGTGCATTAATAATAAAGTTCCAGTTGAAGACCCTAAAGCAGAGCTTGCATTTGATATGTTTGTTGATCATTTTGTTAAATGGTTTTTCCCAGTAAGTGAAGAATATTTAATAAAGCTTAGAATGCAAACTCAATTAGATAAAAAATATGCTTTGTTTTTTGAAAAACAAGCTCCAGGACTTAACTCATATTTGCTAAAATTATCAAGAGCCTATTCTCATAAAAGAAAAGATAATTGGGATAGTTTGTCGACAGATAAAATATGAAAGAAAGCTTTTCTCCAAAGCCTGTTAATATTGATAATATTACAAAACAAATAGGTACAGGTATAGACAACATAAAGGTATTTGAAAATTATTTAACTGATAAAGAATCTGAAACTGCAATGTCAATTATTTCAAAGTATAAGGTAAGGGAAGGAGTAAATCATTCTTACCCTATACATACCTTAGAAGAATATACACCTTCAGAAGAAGAGTTATTGTTTACTAACATAATGAGAAAAAAACTTATTCATAAGGTAACCGTAGAATACAAAATGAAATTTGTACAAGATAAACCTTTTCTTTATATAGTTCATCCAACTGGAACTTATATTGATCCGCACACAGACATACTAGACATAGATGAGCCAGATTATGAAAACGATACTTATGAATCTCAAATAGAAAAATACCCATACTTATGGAGCGGACACCTATCTGTTCTTGCATATTTAAATGATGATTATGAAGGGGGGGAATTGTACTTCCCAGATTTTAATTACAGTATTAGGCCTAAAAAAAATATGTTAATTCTTTTTCCAGGGAATACCCATTATGTTCATGGTGTATCAGAGATTACTTCTGGAACGAGGTACACTATTTCTCAATGGACTCAATTTTTAGAATTTAATAAAAAATGAAATTTCATTGGATGCACAGGTTTGACTACGGAGATTCAGAAACTCAATTAGTTCAAATGTCAAGAGATTTAGAAAGAGCAAAAGCTTATTCTGTTTTGTTAACATACTCCACAATTTCAGAAGACTACGTTCCATTTTTACCAAGCATGATGAGAGTATCAAAACGACTTAAATTTATGATGGCTTTTAGAACCTATTCTATTAGCCCAGAGTATGCAATTAGATTTTTTAATACAATGAAAAAACATTATGGAGACAGAGTAACATTTAATATAGTTGCTGGAAAAATGCTTAAGGATGAAGAAAAAGAAGCAATTGAAATGTATAATTTTGACGAATCTTTAATTAATACTATTGAAAAAAGAATAGAGCTTACGGATAAGTGGGCATATAAATTTTTTAATAAGATGCGGTTCCAAGCGCCAATTTCTTACACAATTGCAAATTCTCCAATGACAATTGAATTAGCTAATAAATGGACAGACTATGCTATTGTACATGAAAGTAGGCTAGAGGAATCAGTTAATGAATTAAAAAATACTAAGATTGTATTAATTATTGACCCTTTAATTAGGGAAACAAAAGAAGAACTTGATAAAGATATAGAATATCATTATCAGGAGTGGACCCCTAATAAATCTGAAAAGCCTTATGTTTTAGAAAAGAGAGAGCATTCAGTACGTGGAAACATGGAAGAGGTTAAGCAGGAAATTAGAGATATATCTAAAAAATATGGGATAGATGACTTTATGATAGTAACCAGCCAAAAAAATATATCCAGCCTTTTAAAGCTTATGGAAGAAATGTCTGACTAATTGTAAAAAAGTCTAAGATTTGCTATAATAATATATAGGTCGCCGAATGGGGCCTAATTTAAATTATTCGCTTGAAAGGGGAATAAAATGGTAACACATTTCGCACTGGATCTTTTTAAAGATCCATTTTTTATTGGTTGGGATCGCCACTTTAAAGATCTCGAAAAATTAATGAATACATCAACTAATTATCCACCGTACAACTTAAAGCAAGTTGGCGAAGATTCTTATGTGATTGAAATAGCACTTGCTGGATTCAATAGAGAAGACATTGTTGTAAAACAAGAAAAAAATGTTTTAACTATTACGGGAGAAAGTAAATCCGATAATGCTATTGGATATATTCATAAAGGTATTGGAGGACGTAATTTTACAAGAACATTTTCTCTTGCAGAATATGTTGAAGTAGATAACGCCACAATGCTTAATGGTCTTCTTATTGTATGGCTAACAAAGAGGGTCCCAGAAGAAGCAAAGCCAAAAATATTTGAAATTACTGATGGTGACGAACTATCAGAAATTTCTGGTCTTGAACAAGATGAATTGCTTGAGCAAGCCGAAAAGCAAGGTCTTCTAAAGCCTAAAAAGAAAAAATAGTATAATAGATATCTGCACCCCTTCATCGGGGAGTCGCAGATTTGTCGGGGGAGACAGCGACGTTAAATAACTGGTATAGTCCTGAGCATGACTTCTTAAAAAAACTGCTCATTATAAATGAAAGGTATAAAATGTTTGAATACAGAGTTAAGCAGGTAACAAAGATAGTTGATGGAGACACTATCGATGTTGATATAGATTTGGGATTCAGCATTTCATATTCTCAAAGACTTAGATTAGCTGGGATAGATACTCCAGAATCTAGAACAACAGACAGACTTGAAAAAACATTAGGATTAGAATCAAAAGAGTATCTTAAGTCTAAATTCAAAGATGCTAAAGACATTGTTGTAAAAACAGAAAAGCCAGACAGTTCTGAAAAGTATGGTCGTATTCTTGGATGGGTTTACTTAAATGGAAATACAAAATCCGTTAATGAAGAGATGATTGAAGACGGATATGCCTGGGGATACATGGGAGATACTAAGGTCAAAGATTTTGTAGCCTTAGCGGATAAGAGAAAAAAGAGCGGTAAGTAATGCCAGTATATGAGTATAAGTGCGAGTGCAACCCAGAAAGAATTATTTCTAAAGAAAGATCTATAAAAGATGTTGAGCCATCTTACTTATGTAGTGCTTGTGGACTAAGAATGCAAAGATACTTTAGTCAAGTAGGTGTACAGTTTAAAGGAAATGGCTTTTATAAAACCGATAATCCTAAGTAACTAAGAGTATTTAAACAAACATACATGATATAATTTCTATATAACAAAAATTTTGTTATATTGGAGATCCAATTGAGTAGAAAGTTAAAATACTTTTTAGCTAGCCTTTTTGTTACAGGTTGGCTATTTTTTATTGGCCCAAGTTATGCGTGGGCTACAGATAATGGCGGACAAGAACAAGTTGTTGTAAGTCCCGCACAACAAGCAGTAGACTCCGCTCTTGCTATAGCAACTACAGAGGTTCAACAATCTGTTGCAGCCACGGATACTGCCACAGCTACCATAACATTAGCAGTTGCTGAAAGAGTAGAAGCCCAAGCAGCGGTAGATACAGTAACAGCCACAGTAACATTAGCACAATCAAATGTAGCCTTAGTAGACACAGCTACCGCTACAATTAATGGCATAAACTTAGCCGTCACACCAATAGATCAAAGTTCGCAAGTAATTCAGGATGCAAAAAATACAATTACAATAGCCCAAACCTCTATAAATAATATTGACACATCAACTGCACAGGTACAAATATCCGAAGCCATTGCAGCAAAAACAACAGCAACAACAGCACAAGCCACCGCACAAACCGAATTAACTCAAGCAAACCTTGCTATTGATGCTGCTCAAACAGCAGTCAACAATTTACAAGCCACCATTGGAACGAGTACTAATGTTTTATCTGGAGTCGATGATGCTGGGGTTAGAATGAATCTTCCATTTGGAATGCAAATGGGTGGCACTGTTTATAACAATGTTTATGTAGGCTCTAATGCAACAATAACATTTGGAGTGAAT